TTTGCCCACCATAGTATTCTGGCGCACCTTCGTTGTATAAACCCTGTTGTTTTCTTAACGCATCTCTTACATAAGGAGCTACACTAGGGTCAAGTTGGTTTGTTGTTTGTGATTGACCACCTCCACCACCACCTTTAAATTCTTTAAGATTGGTAATAGGATTAATAGTTCCTGACCCACCCACGGCTTTAAGTAGCTTTTGTTCCCAAGGATTTACATGAGCTAACTCAGTATCACCTTCTCGACCTAGTTTACCCAAGTCCTTGGCTAACCAGTTATATAGTTTAATTTTCATGCTTATAATCATTTTTGTTCCTTTGGTAATTTAAATTCTACTGTTATATATTTCCGTTCAAAGCCATAAAGCTTTGCCCAGAGCTTTGCTACACTTTCCGTTACAGCACTTCCGGTAACTCTATCACAACCTTGGTCTCTTGTGTAATCAAGAAATGCTTGCCAACCCTCTTTTGTATTTCTGCCACCTATATAGCTAATGTACATACTTCTGAATGATGGAAAGTTATATTGAATAGTAGTAAATGCACACTTACAAACATCATCTACCATTATAAATATTAACTGTTGCTCACCTTTGCTACAAACGTGCCTTAAATCTTCTAATGTAAATTCACCTTGCCCTTTATCTATTGCTTTCTTTAGTAATGGTTCTGCTATATGCCAGTATTTGTGAACGTACTGTGGCGCAATAACTACTAATTTACTTTTCATCCTTACTCCTATAAAGTTTTTATCCAAATATAACATAGTCAAATGTAACGCCTGTGGCATCAGCACTATGTCCTAATACTGCTTCTTTTTTACCTTTGCTTATAACAAATGGCAAGTTAAAAGCATTAGTTCCTCGTGCAGTAAATAGTATTACTGATTCGTAACCAATCCTTTCATCATACAACGTTGTTTCTGTTCCTTCAGCTAATACAATATTACCGACAGAGTTTACTCCTCCATCTAAGATTCTATTAACTACTTCTGCTATTTCTCTTGGTGTTGCATTGTTGTTAAGCTTTCTATACATTAAATGTCCTCATGAAACGCACCCAAACCTAACGACTGTCTTCTTAAATACTCTTGATAAGCGTGTTCTTCTAATTTTCTAGCTTCAGGCGAATCCCATCCTAGCAAACCACCCTCAAGTTGTTTAATGTCATTAATCTGACCTTCGTATAAATTCTCTGTTACTGATGGAAAGAATGGTTGCTCATTAACTCCACCCATAGAGTACTCAGTAATGTTGTTGCCGTTTACACCTTCTATTAAACCATGAAAGCCTGTTCCTTTTGGCATCATAGTTCCACCATAATCACCATTAGGTAATTGAAATGCTCTCAACCCAAACGGATTAGGTCTGTTTGTTGCATTTAATCCACCATTGTTTGCATTACCTAGCAACCCCATTATCTTGTCCCATTATCTGTAACGGTCATGTCAAATGCTACCGCTGTTGTCCAACCACTACCTACAGGTTCTACTCTTACTCTATGATACCTACCACCTGACCTTACATTGTTTCTATCTTCATAAGGCTCTGATACTGCACCAAAGTTAATTGTATCGTCTAATGCTTGTCTTGATGCTATAGATATATTAGCCTGTCCGTTATCTACAATAGGTCTTACCATTGTAATAACAGAGTTGTTGTTACCTTCCAAGTCAAATGTTTCTAATCTAGGGTTTACACATTGCCCTGTAAAAGAGATAATTCTCTTATCTTTAGCACCAGCAAATATATACTTACCACCCATAAACATTCTGTCATCTAATGGTGCTGGGACTAATGTATCAATATCAGGATATAAAGCACCCATAGTATCTATGTCAGTGCCTAGTGTTGCTAAGTTACCTACACAGCGTGCTTCAGTTTCTGTTCTTGACCATCTTCCTGTTTCTGTATGATATATTAGGTTTTGTCTATGCCCAAAGTTATCTGCAAAATTCCAAATAACTAATTTCAAGATAGGATGAACTGTTGTTGACATATTAGGCAAAGCTATTAAATCAGCGTTAGCTAAAAACCACTCATCTACTTTGTTTGAGCCTATAGATTCTACTGAGTTACCATCTGTTTTATAAAAGCCATCAGTAGACAAGAAGTAACTTACACCATTATCTTCAATGACTGATTTACCAGAGAAGCACCCAATAGTAGATATTTTATCAAACTGGAAGAAAAGTGGGCTACCTACATATGACATTCTATACAATGCTTTTTCTAAAAATATAACACCAATTTCTCCACCAGTTATGTTTTGTATAGCACCACCATCAGGTATGTATTGTGAATCAGCTTGTGATTGTGGAACTTGTGAAGCTGGTCTCCATTCTTCTTCATTATTAATATCACTCCACTTAACTAAGTTAGGTTTGTCGCCACTGTCTATATTTCCAGCTACAACAAAATCTCTTACAATACTCATACACTTTGCAGTTGGTGCTTGTGTAATAGGTTTGCCATAAGAGTCTAGTGTTTCTATATTTTGAAACTTTGTAGAAGAGCCAATAGTCCAAGTTTGTATAACATTGTTTTCTTTACAGGCTAACACCCGTTTTCCGAAGGTCTCAAAATGCCATGCTTCAGGCGATGTATTATAGCTACCACTCCTACTAACAGGCTCAATATCTACTATTGTTCTTGCTGATAATGGCGTTGTTTTATATATTTGATTATCTGAACCACCAAACACTTGCACTAACGCACCATCTTTACCAGCATAAACAGATGTAATCTCTTCGCCAGCTGGGTTAGTAATGTCTACTGGTGTAGGAAAAGGACTATATCCAACGTTGTTAGGATAAACATTTCTAGCATCAGCTAGTCCTGTGCTTTCTGTGCCTATTGTAGATGGCATATCAGGTGTCCATTCACCTAGTGCTACTCTTTTTACTGTCATTATCCTATTACCCCATCAATGTTTCCAGAAACAGCTATTGTTATACCTTGCCCTACTATAGCCTTACCAGCTGTACCACCACCTCCATTTGCGTATTTAGAACGTGGTCCCTGTCCGTTTTGACCATTTTCACCAATAGCACCGCCTTGTCCACCATCTACCCCTTTGTCATAATTATTTTGGTTAGTTGAGCTTGTTCCACCTTGTGTTCTTGAGTACCCAGTAATACCAGCTCCATCACCACCATGACCACCTTTCTGATAACCACCTGAACCCCAACCTATTGTAGATTCCACATAGTGAGAGCAAGCTCCACCACCGCCACCTCCACCACCAGCAATAGTTCCTGTGTTTACAAGAGTGCAGTCATAACTATTTGAACTTCCTTTTACTAGCCCATGACCACCATTACCACCCCTAGAACCATTACCATTACTTTCGTTTGAATAATTAGGACCTTTAGAAAATGTACCACCACCAGCACCACCATACCCACCGCCACCTGATATATAGCCGTTGTTGTTAATAATAACAGTTGAGCCATTAGGGAAGTTACCTACTGTAAATGCCGTAGGTCTTGTTGGTAAGTTTACTCTAAGAGTAGCACACCAATAAGGACACCATTGTGGAAGGGTAGGTCCAGAAGAAGATATAATAACACCAGCATCAATAGTAAATACTAATGATATAGGTTGAGATGGTTGTCCTACATAATTATACAAGTTAAAGTTTGATTGGTTGGTTGATAACGTTACAGATTTAATCATCTCACGCCATGAGCCATCTTCTTTTATGTAAACATTGTTACATACACGCCAAGTACCAGACTTTACCCAAATAGACCTCGGTAATTTCCATACACCATCTTGTTTTACATATAAACCAGCCATTTATACTTTGTACCAAACATCTCCATCAGAGCCACCTGAAGGGGATAAGCTAGATACTGTTTTTGCACCAACAGCATTAGTACCTATTTCTGCCATTACTATACTGTCACCTTGTCCTGTTGTAGTTGTGCCATTAATAACACCGCCTGTAATAGCAACAGCATCAGAATCTTGAGTAGATATAGTCCCTAACGTTCCTACCTCTCTGTCAACATATTCTGTTGTAGCTAGTTTAGTAGAATTGTCATCTGCTGATTGTGTTGGAGCAGTTACAGTGCCAGTAAAATTAGCATTAGCTACAGTTAGTAAACCATTAATGGTAATAGGGTCATTGCTAGAGCCATCTTGTAGCTCTTTAATTTGACTCATGGTCATTCTAATTGCGTTGTTAATATTACTAGGAGGACATCCCTCACCAATATTTACCCCACCTATGTCTGTGTTTGAAGCTGGATTACTATCCCACTCTGAAACCTTATTCTTTGCCATTGTTTATACCTTATGTATTGTTTTTAACGTAAAATGCACCAAGATTACATGGGTCATATTGCCATGATGTCATAGTGTTCTGTACTTTAGGATGGTCAACTCTGCAATTCTCATAAGACTTATATGCCTTAGCTACTTTCCAATCGTTATCCACTCCATATCCTACACCTACTATTAAACCTATAATTGCTAATAATTCCATAATATATCCTCTTAGTTAATTTTGTTCCAATCAGAACTTTGTTTATAATCCCATTCGTTAGTATCAGGATTAATTCTTGTCCAGCCACTTCCAGCTATTTCGCCAAAAACATCTACATAAGCTTCACCTATAATACTAGAACGTCCACTCCAGTTAGCGTTAGCATTAACCTTAAAAAAAGCTTCACCCACAATGATTATTTCTTGTGAATATATAACACTGCTACCAACAGATGATATAGGTGAGCCAGAGAATGATTTAAATCCTAGCATTATTTAAGTTTCTTTTCTAGTAAATCTAATTTAGCTGACAAGCTTTCTATTGTAGGCATATTAGCTATCTTATCTAGTTCAGCTTTAACCTTTGCTTTTAATGTATCATCTACAACAATTTTCTTACCTTTTAATTTCCAAGCGTTACGATAAGTTCTGTCAGATGGTATATCTGCCACATCAACTACAATGTGGTCTTTACCTTCAGGTACATCTTTTAATGCAGACTCTACAGAAACACTAGGAATTACTATAGCTACTGTATCGTCGTCTTGTTTATATAATATTCTTTTATTCATAATTGTTCCTTTAGTTAGTTAAATACTGCAACTGAAATTTCTGAAGAATCTAATATTGCACCTGCATCAGTAGCACCACCAGCATAACCAGTAACTATAGATAATTGTGAAACAGTATTTTCTGATAAATAATTTTTAGACACAACATTTAAGCGTTTATATAAGTTGTTTGCTGCTGAACCCGTAAAGCAGTAATTAGCATCAGGCATATCTTTTTCAAAGTTCACTATATATGTACCAACAGCACTATCTGTAATACTGCTTACATTGTTACTGTTTTTAATTGCTACTGTTCCTGTGCCTTCAAATTTTACCCATGTAAATTCTGTAGCTACTTTCTTGCCATGAACAGTTAATTCACTATCAGTTAAAACCATATCAGGTAAATCACCTGAACCTACTTTAAGCTCTAATGTTCCTGTGTCAGTAGTAATCCTAGCTTTTTGACCTAGTTCAGCTACGTTAGCATCTATTGTTAGTTTCTTGCCATCTGTTTCTAATACTGCATCACCATCTACATCTGTCCATATGCTATCACCACCTGAAGCTGAACCACCTGATACTAGAACGGCTGATAGGTATGTTCCTTCTGGGTCTTTTCTTACTCCAGCTGTTCCTGATGTATTAACAAAACCATATAACTCTAAATAATCACCTACTGAACCATCGTCTAATACATGGTCAGGGTCTAAGTAAATAAGATTACTTGCATTGCTTGAACTTACTGTTAAAGATGAGTGGACATTAGTTCCGTGAGTATCCAGATTTCCATTTTTATATATTGCAGGAAATGTTTGCTGGGAGTTTGAAGGGAGACAATTTTGTTGAATTGATGCGGTTACTTGATAAAAACCAGCTACGCTAGGTTTAAACTTACCATCAGCAGTTAAAGCATTATCAGTGTCTATAGAAGCCAGATTAAGGTTAACTTTAGACCATTTTATACTTGTTACTGACTGATTAGCACTTATACCAGCCCTAAACGCTACAGTCTTACCACCTGTTCCTACTGCTACAGGCATACGAGCTTCTTTCCAAGACGTTATAGTAGGTAGGTTTGTTCCTACACCACCTTTTGCCATTTTATATTTGCTTCCAGATGGAATTACGTATAGAGGTGTATAGTAAATTGTACTTGTTGTTACATTAGACCCTATAGAACCAACATGTTCACCATCAATATAAAAAGAACCAGTAGCATTAGAGGTTTGAACGCCTAACTTAACATATAAAGGAACATCATTTGTGTTTGTATATTCAGAAGCTAATTCTCTGTTAGCAGTCTTATCTTCCCACACCATCTTCTCTGGAGTGTAACTACCACCACTAGATTCAGCAGTAGCATTAATACAATACAACATAGCTACGTTACGAGGTCTTGTTTCATCTGCTAATCTA